TCATATGTAAGACCTGTAAACTCAAATGACATTCTAGGTAATGTCATTGCAGTTGCCTTATTAAGATCAGGTGATTGCTCTAATCTTGCCAAGAACTTTTGGGTAGGACCATATGCCAATGGCACTTTGATACTAGAATTTTCTTGCTTAACAGTTATACCGTTAAACAAAGTACCAAAGGAAATAATAGTCCTCCTCAGAATTTCGTTATAAAAATAGTCAAACATTGTTACAGTCCTGGTATATTATTTAGGGAATACCGAATGGATTGGTTTCTGAGAAGTCTAAAATCTTATCTGCTTCCGTTTCTATATCAAAATTATCTGCAAATTCATCACTATCTGGCATATCATCTGCTCTCCTTAATGCATGAGATGCACCTGATATTGCTCCAACAATCTTCTCTCCAATAGAGAATGTTCCACTAACTGAAGCAACTTCCAATTCGTTCTTAACAGTGTTCCAAGATCTTACTCTTCCAGTAGCACCACTAACAGCACCTGTTACCATTTCATTGAAGTTATAATCCCCAGTAGAATCTAATGATGGATCACCAATAGTAATATTTGGTGCTAATGTATATCCTGCACCAGCATTGGTTATATTGATAGCAATTAGACTTCCTGCAGCATTTAGTACACCAACACCTGTAGCAGTGGTTCCTACCCCTACAGGAGCATCAAAGGTGATTGTAGGTGCTGTAGTGAACCCTGAACCATTTGCAGTAAGGGTAACCACTCCAACAGTCCCATCCCCAATATATGCTGTTCCAGCAGCACCTGTACCGCTATTGCTAGTGATAGCAATACCTGGAGCAACAGTATATCCAGCACCTGGATTAACTATATCTACTCTCTGTACAGATTTCTGATTAGCATTTACATTCAAGTTACATACTTGTATACCACCAATCATTATTGCAGTTAATATACCTGTTGTTCCTCCACTAGGTGCAGATGATAATCCAACAACAGGTGTGTCAAGATATCCACCTCCTCTACTAGATACTGTAATATATGTGATACCACCTGTAGGTACTACACCTGTATATGCAGATGCAGTTGCCCCTGTACCTACTAAGGTAAGGGTTTGTGTTACTCCAAGTATTGTGGAAATACCATCTTCTGATTCACCATCTGCTAGATCATCTCCAACTAATTCATTATCAATCTCCTCAACACCAGTTGCAATAATCTCATCCTCGTAACGGAAGAGTTCGCAACGTAATTCATAAACATAAGTATTCTGTAACTGGTAGAATGGTTTCTCATGCTCTACAAATTTGATTTCAAATAATCTATCTCCCAATGGGAAGTAAATTAGATCTCCTTCTTTAGGTCTAGTGGTTAATTTTACATTCTCTTCTCCTTTCATCAATGGAGAGATATAAGTCTCAAATCTTTCCTTTGATATAATAAGAGTTACTTCATTCGTCTGCTGAATACCAAACTTAGATAGTAAAACTGGGTTATCTCCATATCCATCGAAGTTGTCAATATATGCTTCTATAGGATATGCGTCATCAAATTTAGAAGATACAACTTCCTTAATAACACTCTTTTCTCCCATATATTTTCTAGGAAGATAATGTATGTCAACACCATACATCCTCAACTGTTCGTTGATTATATCCTGTATCAGATTTTGTTCTGATTTAGCACCTTGTTGGAAGTATGGATTAAGCACTATATTAACCTACCATGTCTAATGGTGGCAATTCATATGTATTGGACATCTGTTCTCTGATGTTATCAAGCTCTTTCTGAGCATCATCATAGATTTGCCGTCCATTTAACTCTACCCCACCAGGTAATTTAACTCCTTGGAACTTAAGTAAATTTTGACCCCATTGACGTTTCACTAATTGAGTCAGGTATCTTTTTAAGAATGAATCATTCCAAACTCTTGTATAATCATTTGGATTTGCTGCTCTATAACAATCCATAACAATATAATCTCCTACCCCAACATTACTCCAATCAACATCCATATACAATCTATCCATTCTTTGATTAAATCTTATCTGTTTCTGCGTTGTTAATAAGAAATCAATGTCTGACAAATATGTCTTTGTCATTGCATAAGTTAATAATTCTGTTGCACCCCAATAGTAAATATCATTTAAAAACATCTGATACTTAATACTGAACATACCACTTGACATGGCATTTGTTCCATCATAATGGAATATCTTAGTAACACCAATAATTTCTGGTGGGACTTGTAAGTAATTACTATTCTCTTCCCAATCAAACTCCATTGCAGCACCGTCAATAGTTGCAGTTGCTGTAGTCGTTGTTATACCTGCTGTTGGATCATTAACTCCTCCTCTTGCCCTTCCTCTATCAACATCATTCTGCGTTAATTTATACTTTAAAAATGCTTGTGATACACCATCAAAATGCCTTTCCTGAAAATACTGAACAGCATCATCAACCAAGTCATTGACTTGTTCATCAGCAACGTTAATCTCCAATACAGGAGCACCAAGTTGCCTCTTGCAATAATCTATTAGTTGTTGTCTACTTGCTGGTTGTGCCATTTACACAGATGCTCCTTATATAATATTTAGGGTGTAGAAGAAATACCTGCATAAACCAGGATATTTCCATTGACTAACTTGCTAATAGTACTCCCAGTTTTCACATTTACATCATAAACATGCCTACCTTCTGATAATGTTCTGGTATCTTCTTCAGACATTGAGATCTTTATTTTGCCTCCCAATGCACTGGTAACACCAACGGTGAATGTCCCAACAGCACCAAACGTTGCACCCACTGCGACGCTCTTTGCCATTTGAGAAGTTCCAGTATATCCAGTAAAATCAAAAGCAGTATTGCTAGTATCAACAACAGTAAATGTTGTTTCAAAACTAGATCCAGTAGTTATTACTAGATTTGCTGCTGCAGGAACACCTGCGTCAGTATTAAAGGTTATATTCTTATTTGACATTGATAACTATCTCCTTTAATAGTGATTTAATTTCGTTAATTTCACTTTTTAAATCTGACAAATTCTTTTCAATAACATCAACCCTTTCATCTTTTTCAGCACCAACACTACGCCTAGCGATGTATTTGTCATACTCTAAAGTATTTGTGTTGATGATAGCATTAGTTTTGGGATCTCTAGAGAGATCCGCATGTCCTTTTACTTTAAACATTATGCTAGAGCGATGACCCTTAGATTAGATAATCTAGGTGCATGAACCTGACTGGTAGATGTTAATACAAACTTAAGTCTGTATGATCTGAATGAAGGTAAGTTATCAATAGTAAACGAATAAGAACTGAACTCAGATTCATCTGGAGTAAAGTTATACTCATTTTGACTAGGAACTAAGGTATCAGATCTACCATCACTCTTCTCTTTATCAATAATCTGACCTGAACCAGTTAGGTTGTTATAACCAGGGAAAGGTGTAAAGATAGGAGTGAATCCTTCTTTTTCACTAATAGCATAAAATGCTCTTATGTCAGAGAAGTTATTAAGATAACCATCAACAATAACTTTCAAGGAAGTGGCAGAATTAGTCATTGCAACTTCTTTAGAAATATATTTAAATGCAGATGGATCACTTCCTAAAGTATTTACTCTAAAGTCATTTGCAAAATCACTAATAGCATTATTGATTCTATTTGAAGTTGTAACTAAACTCATTCGTTGAGTATCAATAATTGGACTTACTCTACTATCAACAGTGTTGAGAGTTAGTTTCATATTAACTGATTTGTTACCCTCAACAACATTCTCCAATTTAGCATCTTCATTTAGTTTAGATGCAATCAATCTAGGAGTATCTAAGTAATTTGCTTCATTCAATGTTACTGGTTCTACACCAAAGTTAACCCAAGGAGTCTCAGTACCATCAATACTCTGACCAGTAACTGTTCTAATTGTAGACTTAATAGTGGTTCCTTCAGGTGTTACATTCTGAACCATTGGAGTAACAATTTCAAATGGTATGTTCTGAGTAGCAAATGCTTCCCATCCACCAGCAGTTTGAGTTCTATCAAGATATAGAGCACGATAACCATTGTTATCACTTCTATCATCATTATCTGTATTGAACTTCTCAGACATATCAAGTTTAACATGATATGAATCGAAAGTAATAGGATCTGATTTGGTTACATCAGATAAGTCATGTGTCTTGTTAATTCTATGTAAATTAACACCGCCAATTTCATACTTATAAATTTCCGTACCTGTTGGATAATTCTGCTTAACTACATTAGATCCTCTAGCAATAAATCCACCTATTACATTACCAGTAACATTGGTATATTCAATAACTTCATCTCCAATTTTTGCATATCCTCTATTAGTAGTTCCAACACCAACTCCTTCAAATGTCGAGAAGATAGTTCCATCTTCTACTGATATACCATCTGTAGAATCAACTGTATATGCTGCTGTTAATCTGCTTGGTTTAATATCAGAAGTTACATTGCTGATACCTACCAAGTTATTCTGGAAGTACATTCCATGATTTCTATGATTAACTTTAACATGTAAACCATCATCAACAATATCAAGAGCATCGATTTGAACATCTCCACCATTGAAATCGTTAAATCCTGTAGTAATTCCATTACTACGTGTAACCATAACGGTATTACCTGCACCAGTTACGAAATCTCCTTGAACACCATCAACAATTAACTGACTAGCAGCACCGATGGTATTGATAGTTGCTCTAAAGTTTCTACCAGCTCCTTGTGTTCCTAGAGAACTAATACCGATTACATCACCTACTACATAACCATTTCCACCTAAAGCATTAGCACCATTTATTGTAACAGCAGTTATAGCACCAGAGTCTACAGTAACAACTGCTTTAGCACCCTTACCTTGTCCAGTAATTGTTTCTAATGGAACGTTATTGTAAATTAAAGCAGAACCACTAAGTGGTGTATATCCAATACCAGCATTTGTTATTTGTAACGCAGTAGCACTTCCTGCTGATCCAACATAGTTACCAGTTGCCTGAGATCCTTGTTGAGATATTGTATTTCCAAATTCAATAGTAGCATCTGCGGTAGTTGTACCAAGACCAACTCTTATCTGTCTAGATTTGAGTGATAATGAATCTGGTTGCAATCTTGCAATTTGATCATTTCCTTTTGCAAGAGTAGGACTGTAAATATCAACTGATCCAGACTCTACGAAATCTGCTCTATAAAGAGTAAATTTAAGATCTTCCCACTGACTTGGTTCCCATGTAGAAGCATTTTGAGACTTAAACAGAGATCCTAGATAAGGTTGCTGTGAAACATATGTTTTTGTAAGTAGATCTTCTTCACCAACTCTAGAAATAAATACGCTGTATTTTGTAGAGTTTGATAATAAACATGCCGCATACTCTACTCCACCTTCAAGATATAGTGGTGACTTGAATTGGAATGAAGTTGCAACAGATCCATCGTCAGATAAAACAACATCTTCTGGATTTAGAGATATCTCTGAGAAAGGAATAACCTTTTGTGTTGGATATCCATTGACTGTTGATCTAATTTGTAAGGTAACGGGAACACCCATATCATCCTTACTCTTAAAGAAGCAATCGAATCTGGTTAAGTAAATACCAGTTGCATCCTCAACTATGAAAGATTCTGCAAGAGGGTCACTATTACGTGCCCATGCAAGAGTCCTTTCTGATGTAACAACACTACCGACAGCACGAGAACTTGTTACTTGAGCAGCACCAATTGCTGTTCTACTTACTCTATCTTCTTGTTGTCTTCTATGTTCTATTCTTGCATTTCTAACAGATATGATAGTTTCCTGAACGGTATTAACAAATCCTTGAGCAATGTAATCTTCTTCACCTCTTGTATCTGCACCTTTAGCTGTGTTGCTTGGATTGTCTATTAGACTAAAGACCTTAGTTCCAACCTCAAATTTTGGATGATTTGTTTCACTTGGATTTGGAATAAAGTAACTTGCTTGTAGAATACCATGTCTATCAGGAATCAATCTAACATTAGTAATTGTTGCCTGTGCTCCACTACTTTGACCACGAAGAACCATTCCACTTTCTATCCATCCTGAATAATCTCCTTGTGGTTCATTTGATAGTGAATATAAGTCAATATTAAGTATAGTAGATGCTCCAGTATATGAAGATGATATAGAACCATCATCATATGGACTTGTTTCATATACATCAGTAGGAGAACTGAATACACCTTCTCTGTGATTAGAAGAAGCAACTCTGAATGATATTGATGGAGTAGTTGTACTTGGCCAAGTTCCTGAAGATCCTGATCTAAGTGATTCACCAATAACATTTTCACCAACTTGGAATACCCCAGATGACATACTAATTTCTAATAGTTTAGGGAATACATACCTATTAACATCCTGACCATCGAAGAATGCATATAACCTCTTCTTAGGTTTAAATCTCTTACCATCAACAGTAATATTCCTAGATCTTACTGCTGGTGCAAGTTCTCTACTTACTAGTCTTGTACCTTGTGAAGTATTGTTTATATCTTCAACAACAAGGGTTCTTACTCCACTTCTAGCAGAATCTACACGATTTATTTGTTGACTTAGTGTTTCTTCTCTTACTACATTTCTTTGTCTTCTAACTAATCTACGACCTTCCCATTGAGTAGTAACTCGTTCTACTTCTGCAGTTCTTGTACGAGTACTAACATCAGTTTCTGTACCAGTCCATGTTGTCTGCCAAGAATTCCATACAGTAGGTGCAAATCCTGATTGAGGATCTACATTAAACTGTCTTTGAGCTCTTGCCATAGTAGCAGCAAAATTACCCTGTCTGTTGATGATTCTTGGTTCAATATTAACTGTATCAACCCATGTATCTCCAGCAGGTGTTAATTCAATACTACCTTGCCAGAAAGGAACTAGGAAAGGAGTAACACTTTCAGTTCTTGTTCCGAAAGTTTGCTTCAACCACTCAACTTCAGAATATCCTAAAGTTAAAGCATCACCAGTTTTCTTAACGTTAATACCACCAGCTTCTGCAAATGCTAGATCTTCATTAGGATCAACATTGGTCACAGGACCAAATATCATATCAACTGAAGAAGTAAAGTGCTTTGGTCTTAGTTGCTTATTTGATCTATCAATACTATTTTGGAATTCAATACCATCTTCTTGAGAATCAAATGAATTGAAATTGTCAACAAAGAAACCTGCCTTATACCTATTAGCACCATCTCTATCAGCAATAAACATATTATTGGTATTAGATTCCAATAATGAAAGTGCTGTATAGTATTCTAAATTGTTAATTCTATTTTCTAATTTTCTTATATCAGAATTCTTATATCCTTTATGTGTTAGGAAGTTAATTTTTACTTCAGATACATCATAAACATATGGAGGAAGAGTTGCTTGACATATTTCTAAAGCATCATCAACTCTATTAGGATAATCTGGTAGATCAGCAGGTTCTCCATAATTTATTTGGAATGTACCATCTTTATTCAAGAATATTCTATCAATTCTACCAAGATAATATGAGAATGTTACTAGAAGTTGTTCATTAGATGCTAGAATATTTGGAGCAGTATTACCTGTTTGTGCAAATGTTCTACCATAAAATTCTAAAGGAGATCTAGTAGCAGCAGAAGTTACTGTATAATTATCAACTCTTGGTCTAATATCAATAATATCAGTGTTTCTATGACCGTCTATTGACTTAATTTCTTTAGAGAAACTAAAGTTCTTATAAGAATCTACTGTAGTAATATCTCCAGTATCAGTAGAATTAAATGATGCTGTAGAGAAATATATTTTTATTTTTCTATCAGGTGCTTCATTCTCACCCTTTCTAGTTACAAATCCATAATCATAGAAAGTGGATTGTTGACCATTATTGTAACTGTAATTATCCGAAATATCAAAACTTGTATTTTCTAGTTTTTGAATAGATGAGTATATATTTGACTCGCTGGTCAATATTCTTTCACCTTCTTTAAATGTTTCATCATTTCTATAGAGGAAGCAGATATTTGAATCGTCAGTTATCTCAGCAACAATAGCAACTGCACCACTTGATTCACCAGTAAAGATTTCTCCTATTAAGAAATCAGCAGTTGTAGTTGATGGACTAGCAATATTAGTTAGAGTTAACTTAGGAGCAGATGGATCAGTTGTATCTGAAGACTCAAATACACCATATAGACTAATAATATCTGGATGATTAAGTGATATCACTTCATCCTGTACTCTTGTTCCATATGGATAGCTACCATAGGTTAATCCATCATTAGCAGTAGTTGCACCTATACCAGATTCGGCATTAGAAGACTTATCTACGATAATACTGTTAACAGCATTTCTTATTTTTAATTTTGATTTTGGATTTTTCTTTTGTAAAGTAGCAATTACTTGTTTTTCAGTACCATCATTACTTGGATTAAATCCTTTAAACTTAAGAGCACTTCTACCATTATTATCAGTGTAAATCTCTATATTATCTTCATTCAATTCATACTGCTGACCTGTGCTACTAAAGTAACTATATCTTTCTGGTGTAAATGGTAAGAAAAACTCACCTTCTGCACCTGTTGGTATAGTAGAAGTAGCAGTTTCTCCATCTACCTGAGAAACAATAAATTTCTTACGTATAGTAATATATGCATCAGTTAGATCAATATCGGATACATTCTTTTTAGGTAATACAGTATAAAGAGTATTATCTGTAGAATCTGTTAATGTAGAATTTATTTTTACAAAATCTTGTGCAACTACATCTGTTGTAGGTAAAGGTCCAGCAACACCAGGATTAGATGTTACATTCTTAATAAGTAAATCATTTGTTGTAATAGCACCAGTGGCACTTGTATTAAAATTAACAGCAGTAACAACACCAACTACTGGAGTCTCTTGCTTATCTGGATTGGTAAATTGAACCAAATCTCCAGATTTAAAGAAATCATTAACTGGGATTTTTACAGGTAATGAAACTGTAGATAATCCAGTATGAATCTGTTCATTTCCTACTGTCTTAGGATCAACATCCCAGAAGAATGATTTGGTAATACTAGCAATACCGACATTCAATATAGGTCTTTGTACTATATCTGCACTAAAAGTACTGAAACCAGTAGAAGAACCTCCAGTTACAAATAATCCTTTAACGTCTGATACTCCATATGCAGTTATTCCTGTAGATATTCTACCGTTTGGTATTCCATTGAATATTAAAGATTCACTTGGTATAAAAGTACCTTCTGTTTCATAAAGATTGAGAGTAGATCCATTATTAACACTATCTTTCAAAAATCCTGTTGCACCACTATTAGAACCTTTAACATAGGTTGGAGTGGAAAGTGTAACTGGTTGGTTCACACTTACTTCAGTTACTGTTTGTATATCATAGAGACTTACATCCCACTGAGATACACCAGAATAAGTTCCAGATACATATCCAGACTTTAGTTTAAAATCATATACTCTAGCAACACCAATTTCTTTACCATAGTTATATGTTGGATTTGCTCCTACAGTAAAAGTTCTATCATCTCTTAAACTTACCGTATAAGTATTACCTAATCCAATTGTAGGTGTTCCGTATACATTATTTAAAGTAAAGGTTGTTCCTGTATTATACTCAATAGGTTCATCCTTAATTTCTTTTGTAGTACGTGCTTTAGGAGCATCTAAGAAAATAGTTTCTGGTATCTCAACATCATATCCACGAACATATGCCTTACCTGGAGACATCTTATAGACTATCTTATCATCAGCAGCAGGTTGTCCACCATATGTAAACTCACCCTCTTTAAATATTCCATTGTTACCTAATCCATCATCTAGAGATTCTGCAACAACACTATCAAAATCCTTTACAGTAAAATCTCCATCAGTATCAAATATCTTTTCTGCTACTGTATCGTCAAAAGGAGTTGCTGCAGAACTACCTGTTTTTGTTTTAGTTCTAAGAACACCATTTTTTACAGTTCCTAATTCTATAAAATTATTATCATCAAAATCATCTAATGACTTTTTAAATAGACTTGCAGTTATCTTTAATCTATCAGCACCAGGTGCACCATAGTTATTATATCCTTGTGAATTATCATTCAGTGATTCATCTAAATCTGCATTGACAATTTCTTCTACTATGTTTAGACCAATTCTATAATTAGGTGTATTTGAATACTGATCTAAAATTAAAGTCTCTTTATCTACAGTTACAAATTGCCCTCTAATAAAATAAACACCTTCATTTATCATGAAAGATGATCCAGTAGCTGCATTATTACTGGATAGAGTTAATCCAAAAGAAGTTCCTGCAGTAATAGTAGTGTTACCTAATAATCCTGATACTAATGTAGTATTGCAGAATAACTCTTCTCCATCATTAAATTGCTGAGTAGAATTATTAGTGGTATTAGCACCGATATAATTCACATATAGGGTTAAAGTATTTTCTTCAGAATCTGCAGGAAGCAGTACCTTATCAACCGCAGCACTAACACCAGATACAAGTCCTGTAACTTGTGTTCCTACTAATTGCTCTGCAAATGCAGAAACAGGTACTCCTTGATAAGTATTATTTAATTTTACAGCGTAATAGGATCTACTATATGAAATATTTCCAGGTATTACTTTCTGACCTTCTTTAAAGAAGTGCTGACCAAACTTCTCAACTTGACTTTGAAGTATGGATTGTAGCGTTGTTAATTCTCTCGCCTGTACTGGATACCCAGGTTTAAATAAAACCTTATGGTAATCATTAGACGCATCAAAGTCATCAAAATATGGTGCTACATTTAAGTTAGTTTGCTGTGGCATAATACTTTATAATCCTTTAGAATTGCAAGATGACTTTAATATCTTCTTTTTGGTTTACAGATCGATTTACTGATGGTCTGTTATCAACGTAAATAATGTTTCCTGAATATCTTTTAACTTCAGGAGCAGAAATACCGTTAGTAAAATCTTGACCAAGATTATATGTCCTATTATTTATAGAGGTGCTGAAACCGCTAAAGGAAGAATCTATCTGTAAATTTGATCCAGTTGATGGAGTTATTACTAGAGAACCACCAGTAGAAGGACTGCTAGTAAATTCTAGTTGTTCATAACCATATGGAGCATCTGTTACAGCAGAACCAACTGTATTAAATCCAACTCTATCCTGCCAATACTTTAAAACTCCTGTTGTTTGATCATAATTAACCACTCTACCAGCAGCAGTAAGACCAGTACCTATTGTTTGAACAAAGGTTGCATCTGGGGTGAATGTAGCAGAACTATATCCAATACCAGTTAATCTAATTGCATTTAATGCACTTGCTTTATCCAATGCTAAAGGAAGTGTACTGTTAGGTGCAAGAGGATTCTCTACTACACCAATTCTAGCAAACTGATTATTAGTAATGAAATCAGGGTTTTCTGTATCATTTTCTAATCTTGAATACATCAAAACATTGAATGCACCAAGTTCACGATATATATCTGCACCATGACCACCTGATGGTGGTATAATAACATCAAATTCTGCAGGAGTAGTTGCAACAGGAACTCCACCTGCTGCTAAATCTAATGTACCGTAAGTATATCCAGAACCTTGACTGGATATTGTAACGGAATCTATTTTTAAATCATTGTTAACAACAACTGTTGCTTCTGCACCATTTCCATCACCATTGATAGGAACTCTTGTATATGATGTTGATATTGCTCCAACATTAACACCAGCATTTTGAACAGTAACTATTTTAATAGAACCATCAATTGCATTGTCCCTAACAGGAGCATTATCTGCAGAGGTATTCCAGTCCTGTGGAACAGGAATAAAATCAGAAGTTTCAAATTTTATAATTTCATTTGGTTTAATAGTGAAAAGATACTTCCAAACATAACCATCATTACTAGTTCCTGCTGCTCTTGGTTCTAGATCAGTAAATGTTGGTTGGTCTAATGAAATTTGTCCATTTGGATAATCTGGACTTGTGCCATTTTGTAGACACATATAAACTCGATAATCATCATTTATAACATAATATGATGCATTATATAAATTGGTTGCCTTAGATATTGCTGATGTATTTGACCTACTATAGTCATGACGATACATATCATATTTGGTTCCTGACTTCCAAATTCTTTTTGTTACAACCTGTCTAATATCAGTATTGTTAATTTTCTTCATTGCAATCATACTGTCATAATATGACCTTTCCTGATCGAATGAATCTTTAGGGGTAGGTGGATCAGTGTCCCAATTAGTCTGAACATCAGACGGATTAGGTAGACCAATAAAAGAATAATAAGAATTTTCGCTACTAGCTACACCAGCAACAAAATTCTTTGCGTTTAATATTCTAATCTGATCGGTTATAATTGCAGACATTTTGGCCGAGTTTTTATTTATTTATTTAGGAAGTTATAACAATGTTTCCATACATGGTAGTATGGTATTGGCAGTTATACCAATAAGTACCTGGAGTGATACCTGTGGTATCCCAAACTAATACGGCATTTACAGTACCATTATTAGTAATCCCACCTGGAGTTTCAGAAGGTGATGGTTGCCCTGCACCTTGCCTATTACTAATCCAGAAAGGATGACCAGCAGCATTTATAGTAAATTGTATGTTATCACCTTGCCTTACTGTTATAATTGGTTGATTACCAGATACAGTGCCATCTCTATCATATGAAGAAGCAAAAACATACAATCCACCAGCAGCAGAAACATTAAAATTCCACTGATAGGTATCAGGGAATTGTTCTGTCTTAGTTATTACCTTTCTTGGTCTTGGATATGTAAAACCCGTATTTCGATTCTTCCAATTTTCATGTGGATATAATACATTAGAATCAGTTCTTTTTTTCTGAAAATAAAGATATCTATTATTACTATTAGCTAGATTTTTATAGTCTTGTGACCATATTGTTGTCTGGGTTACGTTTGAACTTGGAAATGCTCTCTGAAGACTATTAGTACCCCACCAAACAATACGAACAGCACCATCACCACCTTTTCCTGAACTGGAACCACCGCCACCGCCATATGTACCACCACCAGTACTTGTCACACTCTCACCACCAGATCCACCTAATCCATTATTACCACTATTTGATGCTCCACCAGAAGCACCTTCACCATATACTCCTACTCCTCCACCACCAGCTTGATATCCACCACCGCCACCGCCACCAGCACCGCCAGCAGAACTACCTGGATAACTACCTAAACCTTGACCACCATTTCCCGAATATCCTCCAGCACCACCGCCACCACCTTGTGCAGGGTTGCTTCCTCCACCAGATCCACCAGATCCACCACCATCAGAAAAATAAGTACCCCCACCACTTGCAGGAGCACCACCAGCACCAGGAGATCCAGCAGCACCGCCACCGCCTCCTCCACCCCATGCTAATACCTGAAATTGATTAGAATTTCCATAGGTAAAGGATGAGTGACCACCAGAATTACCATTAGCATCATATCCACTAGCACCATCACCACCAGCACCAACTGTAAGACTATAAGATGTGCCAGATACTACTGGAATATTATTAACAAATGAAAGTGCTCCACCCCCACCACCAGTAGAATCTGCACTATTAGCAGTACCTCCTTCTCCACCACCACCAACAACTAACACAGAGACGGTATTTACTCCTACTGGACATGTCCAACTATGGTTTCCTGTTGTTGTATATAATGCCTCTCCCCAACCATCTACTGCACTATTTGCTACTTGATTTTCTTTTGAATAATCTATTAAATGTTGTCTTACCTCTTCTTGCGTCAAATTTGGTTCTTGTTCTGCAAGACATGCAATATAACCAGCAACTTGAGGTCCAGACATGCTAGTTCCATCAATATCTGCAAGTTTAAAGTTAGAATCTCTAGGATCATTTACAAGAGTTCCATATCCTTCAGTAGATGCAGTTGTATCAAATACAGAAGAAATGATATTTGATCCAGGAGCCCATATATCAACTCTTGCACCTATATTACTAAAAGTAGACTTATGCTCCTCTACAAGTTCTCCAACAGCACCAACACAAACTACATTAGCATCTGCTCCTGGACTTGATCCTTTTGAATGATAATAATTACTAGCACCAATAGAATAATAATTATTCCAATCATCACCACCATCCACATCACATAACCAATAAGAATTACCAGCAGAACTTACAACAATAATACCATCTGCTATAGCATCCTGTATATCAGCTAAAATAGCACCAACTCTTACTGGAACTCTGTATAAAGTAGTGTTAAATGGACAAGGAACTCCATTTGCTTCTAATATAACTTTTCTTTCGGGATCTGTTCCACTTACAGGGGTAGTTGTTCCTCTATAAGTGACACTTGTAATACTATTAAGATCAGGAGAACCTTGACTATAACCCCAACTATGATTTGTTACAGTTGGATTTTTTCTTCCAGTCTTACTGTTAATTGGTTTTTTT